GATTTGTCCCAATCTTCCATTCTAGTCATGATTTATGGTTTTGCTAACTCTATTTAGACACAAAAAAAGACCCTTTTAGGGTCTCTTAAAGTTTTTCGATTCTTTTTAACCAGCAGCAAGTGGAGATTGTGAATCATTTGTGTTTGCAGCAGCCTTTTTTCTTGCCTGAGCACTCACATCATACTGTCCTTTTACACTTCCACTAGCGAATCCCTGACTTTCGACATTATGGGGTGCTAATTTTGGATCTGAGTCTGCCATCTTTTAACCGTTTTCTTTTTATTTATCTATTTGAGCTCTTAATCTGTCTGGAGAAATGCCTTCTGACATATAAAAGTTCAATCTTGCTCTTGCCTGCTCCTTATCTAGACCTTGATCTTGATGAGGGTCGTTGACACACCACCCTGATGTGCCTAATTCAACGACTTTATATCTTATTTCACCATTTGCCATTAGATAATCCTCGTTTTCTCGTGACCAACACGGATTTTAGGATCAATCCAGATCTCCATACCCGCTTCTTTTGCATCTAAACAGAAAGATACGTCTTCTCCACACATATCTTGAACATCACCTGACTCAAAGACTTGCATTTTAGGAGCAAACCAAGGATACTTCATCTCTTTATGTTCAAATACACCGTTTTTAATGAGTAACCAACCAAATCCAGTGTAGTCAACAGTGAATGCCTTGCGTCTACGAGAGATTGACTCGATAGTTTCGTGATTCATCACTCCACCATTCTTAGCAAAGTCTTCTTCTTCTAACCAATGTGCAACAGATGTAGTTTTTCCATCCTCTGTGCAGTACCAACCACCAGCAATATCTTTTTGCATCCATACCAATCTATAGAACTGCTCTGTATTGAAGACAATATCAGAGTCAATCCATAACTGATAGTCATATTTTAGTTTTCCGTCCCAAGGTATTTGATCTGGGCCTCTGAGAACGTTAGCACCAAGGCATTTGCATCTTGCAAAGTTAACCATTGATGAATAATCTTGTGAGATCTGAATACTAGATCCATTCTGAACAAGGTCGAAGCATAGTTGAACGAAGTTCTTTAAAAATATATAAGAGACTCCTCTACCTGGCAGACAGAAAACTATTGCTTTACCTTTGGCTAATGCCTTTGCCTCGTCTAAGTTAAAGTCATCTTCGACTTTCTTAGTTTTGGGGGCATTTGCCTTTACTGTAAATCCTTTTGCCATAACATGTTGTAATTACATTCTTAAGTATACCACGGTCAAACCAATTTGTCCATAGTGTTATATTATATAGTCTTGTTTTATGAGCTCTTTTTGAGAAACTCCTGACTATTACAGGGGCCTAACAACATTCCCTGATCATTAATTCCTTTCAAAGCCATGCTGTTGATTGCAATGTCACCAGCCACTGATATTCTTTTCTCGTCAGTTAAGTAGTGGGGGTAAACCGCATGAAATAGATCACTCGGAAAGATTAACATATGTCCTTCATTATATTGTTGTTCTAATTTCCAATTTACTTTTCTTACACTTCCAGTGATATCATTATAGGTAAGAATGAAATCCCCTGCATCTGGGTGCAGGCCATCTTTTGATTCTTGTTCTTCTTTTGCACAGGAAGGAATCTTAAGCCATACAACAAAAGAGAATATGGCGTCATGTTGATGTAATGATTGATATTCTCCTTTTCCAGTATAATTTGCCCAAAACTTCTGAAAGGTTAACTCGTGTAAATGAGTTGTTCTTAACCTATGAGGTATTCCAAAGTCTTCAATGTATTGTTGTATTACTTTTCCCAGAACTTCTTTTTGAAAACGGTTATCGTCATCTATTAACATCCACTGTTGCTTTGCATTATCTGGTTCATACTTTTCGACCAGATGATGTAGATGATCCAAATGTTCTTTATCCAGAGTTATATCTAAAACTCCGTAATTAGGTAAATCAATCTTTTTGGTTCTCATTTTTAATCACCTTTATTTCTTCTTTACGAAGTTCATCATTTGGATAGTTTTTAAAATACTCTTTTAGATATTCCAGTTTATGTTTTATATCTGCCACTGGAATGTCTTCCATAATAAGGTTATCGCCAATATAGACGTTATAGGTATTCATCTTCCCAAACGGCCATCATATCCTCTAAGTCCTTACGGATATCAGGATGATACATGAGATGATTATCATTCTCCAATCTGAAAGAGATCGATTCGTAGATGTATTCTAGTTCCTTGACATCAAGGTCTATATTCATTGTTTCTTGTAATTCCATTATGTCATTATCTATACATTTGAGTTTTTACCACTTGCTGTCGAGTGTTCTACTGGCCTGTCTGGATTGATTGGTTCAGTAGGCGACATACTATCAAAAACGATATCTCCAGCTAATGCAACACGATACTCAGTAGTTGTGTAGTGTGGGTATACAATATGATTTAGGTCACTTGGAAAGAACAACATTTTACCTTCGGCTCCTTTCCCTAAAACCCAGTTTCTCTTTTGGTATTGTCCACATGTATCGGGATAACAAAGTACAAAATCTCCTGCTTCTGGTCTGAACCCTGGCTGTGCATCATGTTCGTCTCTTCCTTCAAAAGGTATCTTTAACCAAACTACAAAGGTGAATATTCCTTGATGATCATGTATGCTTTGATAATCTCCATCTTGAGATACACGACACCAGAAACGAGAGAATGTAGGTAAGTGATAATGTGTTGATTTGAGTTTAAAAGGTGTTCCATATGTTTCAAAGTAACTTTGAGCAGCAGGCATCAGAACTTCATTTTGAAAGAGTCCTTCATCATCACTAATAAAGAATTGTTTGTCAGCGATGTTATCAATACTTAGCAATCGGTTTCCTTCCCACTTTGCACCACGGGCATACTTATGAACTAACTTCCACAAGTAGTCAATATCTTTATCTTCCAGTTCACATTCAAGTACACCGTAATTAGGTAGATCTACGGCTTTAGGTTTCTTCATTTAGTTTCTCACGATACTTACGACGGCCATTCACTACCTTCTCCATTTGTGCATCAGAGTATCTAGTCGTATAATATCCCTTGTCAGCCAACTGCTTACTCGTATCGTCCAACGCGGTGATTTTTTGTATCATGACTATGGTAAAGAGTTCATCCATCTTAAGTAACAACCACAGATCTCTTCCTTGACAGTTCAGAAACGTGTTGAGTCCATCAACGGCGCCAGACATTTGATCTGGATTTATGATATTCGCATTGGACTTTGCTGCTACTATGACTACATCGTGGCTCTCATCGAAGTTTTCACATTCTCTTGTAACCACCTCCCAGTAGTCGTACGCGCTGAAAAAGTCATAAACCTTGACCAACTTCAATCTATTATCATCTCTTACCTTCTTCGCATAAGGGCAACGTGGCCCTGTATAATCTCCCCCATTCAGTTTATCGGGTTCCTGTAAGTAATCAATCCAATCATGCATGTATTCTGCAAGAACATCTAAGTCATGATTGACAAATGCTTTAGATCTCATTAAAAACTCTGTTCCTCCATTACACAATCATCACCAATACAGGTGGCAAAGGATAAACTGTCAGTGTGATACGACAGATAAATCTTATCCCATATAAAGTCAAAGTCCTCTTCACTCAGATTCTTAAACAAACACTTATCCTCATAGTATATGTGATACGTCTTGCCAGTGATCGCTGAGTTCATTCCTTAACCCTCCTTGGTACTTCGATAGTCCAACTATTGCCTTTGAGTTCTACCATTTTAAAACACTTCTTATTACGTTCAATCTCCAATAACCAACTCTCATTCATAGTGCTTCCATACTCAATTGGATTCATACCAACAAAGTCAAGTATTGCACTGTCCACCATGAAAAACAAAGTATCCCATGTTAAAGTATGTTGTAATGCACTCGCTATCTGTTCAACCTCATACTCAGAGAGTTCCTGATTGGTCACTTGTGCCCGAATCTCAACTAACTCAGTTAGATCAATAGTGATCTTGTTATTCTTATATATTGCCATCTCTTTTTTAATCGAATGATATACCTTCTTCATCAGGAAGATCCATTAACTTTGTTTCTACCCAATGCTCTTTGTTATCAACTCCAGCAGCCTCAACATATCTCATAATGTGTACATCCACTTGCTTATAGATTGGATGTAAGTCTATATCCATTCTGATGTCATGTGCAATCTCTGCCACTTGCTTCTCTGTCAAACAATGGTCAGGATGAAGAAGATCACAACAGGGAATACGTTTCTCTATCAGTTGATTGATATTAATACGAATCTCATAATCGTTGTATACGGCCATAATAAAGTCTTATCTTTCAATAGTATAACATACAATCAGGTTACAAGCAACCCTTCTGCTCCAGTAATATTGTAACTATCATATGCCAAATCACCAGCTAGACAGATACGGTATTCATCTGATGAATGTATTGGTTGTGCCATATGGTTTATATCACTAGGGAATACTATCATAGTACCATTCTTCTCAGGAGATAAAGGAAAATGATGTTTACGGAGTTTTCCACAGGTATCATTATAAGTTAATATCACTTCTCCTGCTTCTGGCCTAAAACCATACTGATCCATTCTTTCTTTCTCACTATCAATTGGATTATGTAACCATAGTATAAAAGTCATAATTGATCTATGATCATGTAATGCATGATAGTCATGTCTTGTACTTGCTCTACACCAGAAACGATTGAACTTTAACATATGACGATGTGTAGTCTCTATCTTGCCAGGTAATCCATAGTTATTCATATATGCATTAACAAGAGGCATCAATATCTGATTCTCAAATAACTGAGCTCCTTCTGTAATTAACCATTGTTTATATTCCGTATCTACGCCTAGTAACTTATTGCCTTCCCATCGAGCTGAACTCGGAGAATTACCCTTTACAAGAGTCCAACATAATTCCTGTTGCTTCTCATCAAGTATAGTATGAACGATTCCGTAGTTACTCGGATCTATGTAATCAATTTTCATATGGCAAAATTTTTTATATCACTTTTTTTTCTTAGTGCGTTTTCGTATGCCAGCAGCCTTCTTTTGAGAGATATACTGTTTACATCTCTTGTCTATTTTAGACTTACCATTCTTGTGGATGTATGGGCTCATATCAGCCTCCAAAAAATTTTTGAATCCATTAGTATTTAGCTCTCGATTTTGGTTCGTTGTAGGTTAGGGACTTATCGGTTTTTATAAAACATAAAAAACATAAAGAAAACCCTGGCAGATAGGGTGCCAGGGGTAGGGTGCTTATAGGATTGCCGCTTGCTTGGTGTTTACCTTGCCTCGGTTGGTGTTAGTCCTTATGCCCTTAGTTTGGGATAGCAGCAACTCGCTTCGCCTTGCCTTCCGTGGTTTTAACTTAGTGTAAGTTATTTGCCTGCCGTTTGGCGCTATGAAAGTGTGAACAGATATAATATTTTTCATTATAGTGCCACCTCCATTCCGCTTATAAAATCTTCTTTCAAGTTCTTATAAGTTAAAAACCATTCAAAGTTGCGCTGTATAACGCCAGTGCCTGTGCTGAACTCATCTAGCAGGGCATTTAATCTGCTTTTGGTTGTAACTGTCTGCCAACCGCCGTCAAAGAGCACGATAGAATTAGCATAAACTTCAGCAATCTTATTGCCATGTAGTTTGACTATGCTGCCAAGTCTACCAGTAGCACCGCATGTAAACGCATTTACTTCAGTATTACCAGAGCGGAAGTCTCTGCCTCTTCTGATAGCGGTGTTCATTTGAGTTTCAATTTTACGCATGTTTGCTCCGTGTGTTGTTTGTATAATAGTATAATAAACGCTCTGCCCGATAAATCAACGAGCAGAATGTTAAGAAAAGATTAATCTTTATCCGTGTAAACTCCTTCAACAACCCTAGTGCCGTTGAGAGCGTACCAGCATAATTCCGCTATGCCATATTCCTGTGCCATAGTGTAAAGCGTATCATAAGCAAAACCGCTTACGCTTTCTTTGATGTTAGTGCCTGGCACTTCTATGAAATATTCAGTGATCATAATAAAAAATGTTTGTTTAAAAAAAATGGTTTATAATAGGTTTAACCCTTATGCAAATATAGGGTTAGCATACTTGCTGCAAGGGTGTGGCGCATCAGGTGAGCAACCGAAAGATGCTATAAAGGAATCTAACGCCTTAACCTCGTCGGCGGTTAGTTCATCGAAATCTACTGTAGCAATATGATCGACGCCCCACTCGGCAACCTCGAATACAAATTCCTCCCAGTCGCAGCAAACGTGTGCCACGTTTTCAAAGTTATCTGACTTAAGGATTCTGTTTGAGATTGCTTCTACTTTGTTCATAATAATAATTTAAAAATGTTTGTTTATACCCCTATTATAGTCGCTCACTAGGTAAAAGCAACCCATTTACAACAAAATATTAAGGGCGAATGTGCCACTAATTACAGCGGCACACTATAGGTAAATTTAACGATAGTATAAAGAACCGCCGCTCCATGATGCTTTAGCAGGATCAAGCGCTGCTTCTCGCTCTTTGATAATTCTAAAGTCAAAGCGTACGCCCTTTGCTGGTGCTTTCCATGAAGCGGGTTTAAATACTTCGCCCTTAAATGAAATAAA